TGGCCATTACGGTAGTGGTACCGGTTGGGCAATTGACAATCAATAACCTAAGAAATCGACCGCCAACAACTCAGCCACGGTTCCGTCAACGTAGCCCGGATCCGTGCACAGCACCACTGACTCGAACAGCTCAACAACTTCATAGCCGCAAAGTCTGTAACGGTGGTAACAGAAAACATGGAAGTCGTCATCACTAATGACTAGCTCAACAACAAGCTTAGTTCGAATGTTCTTGAGTGTGACTCCGGCTTCCCTGGCATTCCACGTTACCGCAGCTTCAGAAGCCCGCCATTTTTTCCTGGCTTCAACATCCGCGAACGTGAATTCGTGGTTGAATCGGTCAAGAAAAATGTCTCGAATGGCGGGAAAGAATCGAAATTCATATGCATAACCTACAGCTTTGCCAGCGAAATAAGCATGGTCTGACAAAGACTGGTTAAGATTTGCGCGGGTATTAAATCTCCCAAGTGCCTTCCCAAGAAAGGGGACCGTGAGGTGCACCCCTAATTGAGTAGGCACAAAGGATTTTGACAGGAACGAACAATCAACCAAAGCTCTATGGCGTGACACTTTGGCGTCCATTTGGGCCTCGCGAGCGAGGCCCTCATAGGTTCGCACTGCGTACCTGCGCAAGCCAACAACATAGGCTAGCATATCATCCCCCAACAAAAGAGCGTGACAACTCGACGCAGAGATCGAGTTTAAAAAAGCATAAAGAATGCAAGAATTCCAGAAGGTGTTGCGAAAAGTGGTATCAGTGGCTCCAGTTGGCAGCTGATTCTCAAGCGTCGCGTGATATCCATGTCGATGATTGCTAATACGAAAAACATTTGTCTTAGAGTGTAAGCGGCAAAACCACTCGGGACACCCTAAACGGCGCATCAGCATTAACTCAAGGACCTGGACATCCGCGCACTGCTTCATATCATTTGCACTGAAGTCACTCTCCACATACTCACCACCTTCATGGCCTTCAACAAAAGGAGTGAAGACATCGGGGGTGCGTGTGTATGCTACCTTGAACCTATAGGGACCGCCCATAGCTTCATAGGAAACATCCAAACGCCGCATAAGCTCCCCGAAGATCGGACCGGAAAGAGCATTGTAAACATCAGTACCCTTGTAAATGACGCGAGGGGCCCAGTTAGGCTTATGATCGACAAGGAGTGCCTCAGTCTTAACAAAAACCTCTTTGCGCGAATAATCGTTCAAAGAGCATGAAGAGAACTGGGACACGGCTGTCAACATACGGGCCTGTTTCTCAGCGCCGAATTTAGCAAGCCAAGGGTCGAACAACTGCTCAGACCAATCAAAAG